TTTAGATTTGATTTAGAATGATACCAGAATCTTTTGAATGTGCAGGTCATACTATTAAAGTAGAAATGCACGATGAATTACCCGATAACCGATATGGAGCATTTTACGATGCTCCTGGGGTTATCAAAATAGCTAAGTCTTTAAATGTAGAAGACTACGGTAAGGTAGAACTAACGGAGCAACAAATGATGAATACTTTTTGGCATGAATATTTTCATTGTTGTCAATTCTTTGCCGGTGAAAAATATTCAGAAACTCAAGCTCAGACTTATGCTAACTTTATGTGTGAATTAATTAAAACAAAACAATCTAAATTACCATTCTAAATATATGAAATCCTTAAATAAGAAAATAGTAAAAGCTCTAGAAGAACAATGTTGGAAAAACAAACCCTATGGAAATACTATAGAATTGTTTGTTAACAGAGCTGAGTATAGGACTTTTATGAGTTTCCCTGATTCTCAATATCAGGGAGGGTGTTGTTATAAGTATAACGGTAATTATTGGGTTTTACGAATTGTAGAATCTGGAAATGAACCTAAGTTTGTAGTTCCAGTAAGTCAAGATGTTATTCTTGACCCTTTATATTATGCTCACATAGAATCAGAAGAAGAAATGTTAGCTATGGTAACACGTGATATTAAGTTTCATTTTGATAATGGTACTCCTATTAAATTTGAAATACCTCAAGAATTTATTAACGAATATAGAAGATTAAGACAATGAAATTAGCAATTGGAAAGAAAGCCAATATTAACTATTTGGCTAAGATTGTAAGAATCGAACATTTTAAACCTCATACTGATCCAGAGGTTACTCGTTTGAAGTGTTGTGTAATTGATGGTTTTAATATCATCTGTGGTATTGATTCAGAACCAGGCTTGTACGTATATTTTCCTACAGCTTGTTGTTTGAATCCAGACTTTTTGAAGTATGCTAATCTTTATAGACATAAAGAACTTAATGCAGACCCAGAACAGTCAGGTATGTTTGAAGATAATGGTCGTGTAAAGGCTATTAGACTTCGTGGTGAATTGTCAGAAGGATTTATTCTTCCAGCAGTTATGCTTGAAAATTATATTCTTTCTGTAACTAATGTGAATTTAACTTGTGAAGAAGGTACTGAATTTGATATTGTAGAACATGATGGCAAAACATTTTGGATTAACAAAAAATACATCCCTAAAAATACACGCTCGCAAGGGCAAGGTGCAACAAGACAAGCAAAGCAACCGAAAGGTCTCGACAAAATCATTGAAAACCAATTCAGATTTCATTACGATAGAATTTGTGTCGCCTAATCCAGTAATGGGTTAGTGAAAATTGGGCAAAATCGAAGAAAATCTAAAATTTCATTAAGTATACAACTTTTTATTTGGAGTAGTAAAAATTTTTTAGTATCATTGTATAGAGTAATAAATTATAATGGTATGATAAAAAAGACTGCTAAAACTGAACAAATGTTAGAAATTCTTAGACAGAATTTCACCGATGAAGATTATAAAGAATATATTCTCGGTAATTTGAAGATGAAAGACGTATATGAAAAGTACGAAGTTAACCAAAATGCAATGGATTATTTCTTTGCAGAAAAAGGTTACGTTAAAAGAAGTATACTACGAAAAGAAAGTATTAAAACAAATATTTTTAATCCCATAAATACTCCAGAAGCTGCCTATATATTAGGTTTTTATATTGCTGATGGTTGTTTAAACGGAAATAAATTTGTAATTACTTTAAACGAAAAAGATAAAGAAATTCTTGAAAAAATAAGAGATTATATGTCTCCTATTACTAAACTAATTTATAAAAAAGAAACTATCAATAAACAAGGTATTGTATCGCATCCTATGTATAGCTTTGCGTTTACTTGTAAAGAAATAGTTAATTGTTTAGAAAATCTAGGTTTAGGTAAGAATAAAACTTATTTAAGTAAATCTATTAAAAATGTGATTCCCAAAGAATTAATGTGGGATTTTATAAGAGGGTATTGGGATGGAGATGGTTGTATCTCTAGTTCTAACGTAATTAAAAATGTTAAAGAAACCTCTTATAACTATATTAATATTGGATTTACTATCATTTCTAAAGATCCTGATATTCTTAACGAAATGAATGAATTTTTTATAGAAGAAGGTATTAATACTCATGTTTATCCCGATAACAAAGGTAATTATTTAGTCGGAACACATAGTAAACCTGAAGTAGAAAAAATTTATAATAAGTTATATACTTCAAGTAATCTTTTTATGGAAAGAAAACGTACTAAATTTAATGAAATCATGACAACATCGAGGTAAACTAACGTTTAACAGCGTTAGTCACCGTAACGCGTAGACATTGAAACTATTATATTAATGGGAGGGTATGCACATTATAGGAGGTGATGTAAAGCTGGTATGTGTAATATAATAGAATATAATATGTCCAAGAGTGTCCAACACCCTACAGATGAGGGTGAAAATGTACGCTGAACTCATAGGAAACTATGAGAGCTAGAGGATAAAAAGCCTCTAGGGTAACAAAATTGACAACTCTTATTAAGAAATGTCCTCATGTAATTAACCCAGGAGCTATTATCTCAATTACTGAGAAAGTTCATGGTACATCTGGTATTTCTGCTTATGTTTTGTGTAAACAGCCATTAAATTGGAAACAGAAAATAGCTAAATGGCTTACTGGTGAAGAATTTAATAAGTATGATTACTTGTATTCTTCTCGTACTGTAATTAAGAATAAATATTACAACAAAAAAGCTAGTAATGGTTTCTATGGTGTGGATGTTTGGAAGTATGCTGATGATGTTATTAAACCTTGTTTACAGCCAGGTATGACAGTATACTATGAAATTGTCGGATTTTTGCCTAATGGTGGTTACATTCAGAAAAATTATGATTATGGTTGTATACCTCCTAAAGAAGGGGAAAAATATACTCTTGGAAAGCATTTTGATATTTATGTATATCGTGTAACATTAACTAATGTTGTAGGACAAGTACATGAATTTTCTGCTAAAGAAGTTCAGCAATGGTGTGCTACTGTAGGATTACAATCTGTAAGAGAGTGGTATTATGGACTTGCAAAAGATTTGTATCCTGATTTGAATTTTGATGAACATTGGAATGAAAACTTCCTACAAAGGCTTGCTAATGACAAAGAGTTCTATATGGAATGTAATAGTCCGACTTGCGCGAATAAAGTACCGCACGAAGGGATCGTAATTAAGATAGAAAATATGAAGTCTGAAGCATTTAAGCTTAAGTGTTTCAAATTCCTAGATGCTGAGGGTAAAGCCCTTGATAAAGGTGAAACTAATATTGAAGATGAAGCATGATTGATGATGTTTTAATTACTAGAGTATTTGAAAATATTATTGATAATGGAAAGTTAGTAAATGTTACTAGCAAAAATGAGTTAGTTTTTAAAGTAGGTAAGTATCATGCTACTATTATTATACTTAACGAAACTAAAGGCGATGAAGAAATTACTAATACTCCATTAAGTGTCGATAAATTAACTAAATGGCATCCTTATCCTTGGGCATGGTCAGTACATTCAGCAATCAAACCAGGAGTACTTTTAGTTTATCAGATACGTACTGCTCATAATAACTATATAGTTAAGCCTAAGTTATCTAAGCAGGAGGAATATAAAGAAAAGATTGATAAGCATTTATATGACTACGAATCAGATTATTTAGCTAAACTATTAAGTATTTAAAATTATGGAAAAGGAAGTATTTGAAAGAATGTTAAATGAGTTTAATGAATTGAATGAAAGAGTAACCAAGTGTCGTGAATTTCTTCTTGATGAAGAAAAGTCTAAAGTATTGGATGCTTTGAATCGTGATTTGCTTGTATCTCAACTTAAGGCTATGGAAGCTTATTTATCAATTCTTTCTATTCGTATTGGTTTAAATGCACCAAAAGAATTAGCTGAAGATACTACAGAAGAAATAGTTCCAGAATCAGTTAATGATTAAAAAGGTCATCTTTACAGATAGATCTGATTCTTTATTAAATGCATATCTCCGAGATATTTCTAGATATAAAATTCTGGAGTACTCGGAGATTAATGAATTAATTAAGAAAGCACAAGCTGGAGATAACGAAGCTCGTGAAAAAGTAGTAACTTCTAATTTAAGATTTGTAGTAACTGTAGCTAAACAATTTCAAGGTAGA